GCTGATTATGCGTTTCCAACTGATCCATCAGGAAACCAAGGTGGTGCATCTTATGTTAATATAGGATTATCAATAAATCATGATAATCTTAAAGACAATTTAAGTGGTATTATTTCTTATCCTAACTTTGACGCTGCTTTTGAGGCCGCGGGAACAGGTACATTTACTACTGTACAAGCATTTCTTCAATCTTTAACAGCAGTTGGAGGAGCAATGTTTAGTGCTTCTAATTGTTTTGGAGTAACAGGAGTAGATAATTCGTTGCCAACAGCTGGTTTTGAACCAGCAGTAGGTTCTGATATATCAGATCCAGGTGTAGCACCAGATTTTAAATCAAAACCCAATTTACAAAAAATTAAAAGAAAAATTAGGGAGTCAATTAAAAAACTAAAAAGAAAAAAATAGATATTTTTTAAAAATAATTGCGGAAGGATTTGGAAAAGCCAAATCCTTTTCGTATCTTATGGTATAACGTAAGATATAAAACATGCAAGAATTAAGGTTATTTATAGATGAAATGCAAGCTACAAGCAGTAGCTTAGACAAAGTAGCTATCCTAAAACGACAATCAAAATTTATACAAAAGGTACTTGAATACACTTACAATCCTTACAAACAATATAATGTTACTAGTAAGACATGTAAGAAAAATAGCGACTTATGTGATCCTAATAACATACATGATAATGTATTTGACTTGTTAGATGATTTAACTAACAGAGTATATACAGGTCATGATGCAATTGCTATGGTAAATTCATTTGTATTACAAAATAATGGTTATGAAGACTTAATTTACAATATTTTAGATAAAGATCTTAAAACCAGAACAGGTGCTAAAGTAATTAATAAAGCATTTCCAAATTTAATACCTGAATTTAATGTTGCATTAGCACAAAATTATGATGGTAAATGTGATTGGAATGATAGTTGGCATGCTAGTAGAAAATTAGACGGTGTACGTTGTTTAGCAGTTGTAGATGAAGAAGGTAAATGTACATTGTATAGTAGAATGGGTAAAGAATTTACTACGTTAAATAAAATAAAAGAAGCAATTGAATCAACTAACATAATTAATTATGTATTTGATGGTGAAATATGTTTAATAGATGAAAATGGGAATGAAGATTTTCAATCAGTAATGAAACAACTTAGACGTAAAGATCATCAAATTGAAAACCCTACATTTATGATGTTTGATATGATTCATAAAATTGATTTTGACAATGGTAAATCAGAAGATGGCGCTATATTATCAGACAGATTACACACATTAAAATCATTTTGTGAAGATAACCCCCAAACAATTGATGAGTTAAAATATTTAGACCAATATATTATTACTGATGAAAGACATTTTGATATGTGGGGTCAAATAGCAAGTGATGGTAATTGGGAAGGATTTATGTTACGTAAAGATGTAGGTTATGAAGGTAAACGTAGTAAAAATTTACTTAAAGTAAAAACATTTCATGATGCTGAATATGAAGTATTAGATGCTGAATTTGGTCCTATGGCTGTAGTTCGTGATGGTAAAGAAAAACAAGAAACAATGCTAGCACAAGTATGGATTAAACATAAAGGATGGTGGGTAAAAGTTGGTAGTGGTTTTAGTCAAGAACAAAGAATTAAATATACAAATGAGAATATCATAGGTAAAACAATTACTGTACAATACTTTGAAGAAACTAAAAACGATAAAGGGGGTATATCACTAAGATTTCCCACAGTTAAACACATTTATGAAAACGAAAGAGATTGTTAATATGAAAAATTATAATAGTAAAGAAAATAAATACACAGATATTAAAAGTCTTAATGTCTTAAAAAGAGCTAAATACTGTCAACGTTTATACAATAAAGGTTATTCTGTAAAAGACATTGCTGAAAAACATGATTTAAGTGAAAGTAGAATAAGACAATATTTAAAAAATTAATATGGCAAAAATCCCCAAAAAACCTAGCGGTAGAAAACGTTCACCATTTTATTGGTGGAGAAGATTTCGTACACATAAAACTAAACCATGGAATGCTAGTTTATTAGCTAAAATTAAAAATGGTGATTTTGAATATCCCCCTTACTTCCAGCAGGCGGATTGGGAATTACATTGGATGAAAGAAGATTTAGATGAATTTATAAAAAATTATAAAGGTCTTGATGATCCTAGACGTTTTAATGAATATAAAAATATTCGAATAAAAGCTTATAAACGATATAATTTATTATATAAGGATGGACATGAAACAGATAATAAACGTTTACAAGATTTAGTAAAGGGTTTTTGTAAAGAATTTAAAATAAGTAAAAGTGAAGTGTGGGAAATTATGGAAACATTTGGAGGAACAATAGAGGAGTTGTATATTGACGTAGCAAGTAAATTCGATTACAATAGATTAAGTAAAAAGAAAGCAATAGAAATATTTAAATTAAATAATATATGAGAATAGGTTACGCATGTATAAACATGACATTACAAGCAGCAGGAGGTATAACCACTAATCGTGGTATGCGTCAAAAAACATTTAATGAACGAGGTTTACCTTATGTATCTGAATTAGCGTTACAAAATGCTAAAGATTTAGTCAATATAATTAAATGGAATAATGAAATGGGGATTAAATTATTTAGAATGTCTAGTGATATTTTTCCTTGGATGTATTATTATCAGTTAGACGAATTACCTGATTATGAAGAAATTAGCGATTATTTATATATGGCAGGTGATGAAGCAAGTGGTAAACAACGTTTAACATTTCATCCTAGCCATTTTAATGCTTTAGGTTCACCTAATCCTGTTGTTGTAGATAAAACTATTAATGAGTTAAATAAACATAGTGAAATAATGAATATAATGGGTTTATCTAGAACACACTATAATAAAATTAATATACACATTGCAGGTGCCTATGGTGATAAACAAGCTACATTAGACAGATGGATTCATAATTACTATAAATTAAATTTTAGTACACAAGAACGTTTAACAGTAGAAAATGATGACAAAGCAAACATGTATTCAGTAAAAGAATTATATGAAGGTGTATATAAAAAATGTGGTGTACCAATTGTGTTTGATTATTTTCATCACAAGTTTTGTACAGGTGGTCTTACTGAAGAAGAAGCATTAAAATTAGCTGTTAGTACTTGGCCTAAAGATATTACACCTTGTACTCATTATAGTGAAAGTAGACGTAAAGAACATTTAGACGAATCAATTAGAGCACAAGCACACAGTGATTTAATTAAAGACACTATACAAACATATGGTTTAGACATTGATGTAGTGGTAGAAGCAAAACATAAAGAACTAGCAGTATTAAATTATAAAAATTAAGTTATGAGTAAATTTACAAGTGGATATAATAAAGGTTTTCGAATGACATTTAAAAATGGATTTGCAATCTCAGTTCAGTGGGGTGTGGGTAATTACTGTGAAAGAAAAGATGATGGTGATTTTGATGAATCAACTAAACAGGATTTCTGGAACTCAAATTCAGCTGAAATAGCTGTATTTGGTAAAGACGGAGAATTTATTAATATTAGTGGTTATGAACTTGAAAAAGAAGATGGTACAGTAGAAAAAGTTAATGATGTAGTATCAGGTTGGTTATCAACAGACACAGTAGCTAAATGTATTACACTAGTGCAATCAGCTACAACTAAAGAAGAAATAAAAACAAAAATAAAAGCGCTTAATTTATGAAAGAATATAAACAAATAATAGAAGGTTACTATGAAAATAAAGAAGTTAAGGGTATAGACATACTTAATAATAAACCTTTAACTAAAGATTATTTTAAGACTAGGCCTGACATGAAACAAAGAGTAGAAAAAGCAATAAACACTAAAACTTATTTGGCTGCCTACCAAAGGGGTACTAGATTAGGTTATAAGTGGATTACTAAAAACGAAAAAGAACAATTTATGGGTACTGAATCACCAATTAAAGGGGCAAATGTAAAAATACAATCATATAAAGACATAAAAGTACCAAACGATTTTTTTATAAATGGTATAAAATGGATGTTTTTATTACGTAATATAGTTAAAGGCAAAAACATCATGATGACGGGACCTTCGGGTTGTGGTAAAACAGATGCTACTTTTAAAGCAGCTAAAGCATTAGGTAAAGAAGTTATATATTTTAATTTAGGTGCAACCCAAGATCCCAGAAGTACTTTAATAGGAAACACACATTATAATAAAGATTCTGGTACATATTTTAGTGAATCACTTTTTGTACGCGCTATACAAAAGGAAAATGCGGTTATTCTTTTAGATGAATTGAGTAGAGCGCATCCTGAAGCATGGAATATTCTAATGACTGTCTTAGATCCTATTCAACGTTATCTACGTTTAGATGAAAAAGACGATTCACCAACAATTAAGGTAGCAAAAGGAGTTTCGTTTATAGCAACAGCAAATATAGGAATAGAATACACAGCTACTAGAGTAATTGATAGAGCTATCTTAGATCGTTTTTCATTATTTGAAATGGACGTTTTGGGGGAAGCAGATGAATATACTTTACTTAAAGGTAAATTCCCATCTATTAATGATAAACTATTATCTAACTTATGTACAATAGTAAGTCATATAAGGAAAGAAATAAATTCAGACTCACCTAGATTATCAACAATGGTATCTACTAGAAACACAATTGAACTAGCAGAATTATTAGTTGATGGTTTTACATTAGAAGAAGCAGCACAGTTACTTATTTACCCTTTATTCCCTAATGATGGAAATGATAGTGAAAGAGTATTTGTTAAACAATTAATTCAAAAATATGTTGGTAAACGTAGTAGTAAAGATTTATTTGATATTAGTGAGTTAGAATAGATCAAATAATATTTATGGATAAAATAGGAGATCTTATGGGAAAGTGGTATAGACATAGAGAAATGGAAATATATTTAACTACATATGATGGTGCACAACACCTTCGTTTACATGGTTGGTTAAAAAGAAATGATACTTTAATCAAAACAGAAACTATAACTAACAAAGAAAACCATTTTGGTAATTTTATAGTTTTTATTACTGAAAATACTTTAGATAAATTAAAAGAACAAAATTTAGAAAAAGGTTTATTTGTAGATTTAGAAGTTATGTCTACAGAAAGTGATAGATGGAATTTATATCAAGATATAAACCAAAAAAACGAAAGCGAAGATATGTTTGAAAAAATTCAAGATTTTTTATTTAGCTTTCAAATTAGAGACAAAAAAGACATTGATAAATTTTTAATACAAGCAAATGAAACATCATTAGCTTTATTTAAGAAAAATGATGAATTTGTTCAAGATTATATTGAAACAAAAGAACTATCTGAATCTGAAAAAATAAGAGATTTAGACTTAATGATTGATAATTTTGTAGAACAAGAACGCTACGAAGATTGTTCTTTTTTAGTTAAAATTAAAAAAAGAATAGAAAAGTATTATATAGAAATACACACAAATAATTTATTAAAAAACTTAAAAAAATAAATATGACACCAACAGAATTTACACTATGGCTACAGGGTTATTTAGAAGCCCTTGAAGCAGAAGGTATTGAAAAAATTAAAATCAAAAACATTAAAGAAAAAATGAATGAAATTAAAAATCGTTCAAATCAAGAACGAGTAGTATTTGGTCCTAATGTTAACCCACAACAACAAGGTTATGTTCCGCAATCAGCATCTAGGAAATAGTTTCGAAAAGGTAATTAAAGTAATTCAAAGTTGTCAAAATAAAGAACAACTAGAAGGCGCTTTTAGAATGGTAAAAAACTTTAAAATGTTATTTGAAAAAGTTGGATATATGAAATTTCTTAATTACAAATTAAATAAAGAATTAAAATTAAAAAATAAAAATTTATAAAATAATAATATGTGGGTAGTAGGAATTATATTAGGGATAACAGCAATAGGTTTATTTTTTTGGTTAAAAAAAGAACAACAAACAAATTTTGATTTACATGAAGGTGATATAGAAGCAACAAAACATGCTTACAATGCCTTAATGAATGATTTCAATAATTATCAAGTTACAACAGACAGAAAAATAGTTGAATTAAAAAAACAACTAGAAATTAAAAGCAAAAGTCAAGATAAAAAGATGGAAAAACATCTTAAAGAACTACCTTCAATAATTGGAAGAGTAGTTGGTCAAATAGAATTTGCACAAGATATAATAAATAGAAATAAATAAAAATGAATAATATGAAAATGATGAGTTTATACGATTATTTAGGACGTGCTGCTGGTCCTGAATTGGGTCAACAAGTAGCAGCAGCTGCAACACAAGCAGGAGTTAAAGGTGAAACAAGACAAGTTAGTAACGCTAAATACAGTGGTCCTATTATGTTATATCCAAAAGCATTTTTAGACTTATATTTTAAGGGGGGATTAAATGAAAGTGTTAGTGGAAAACAAATGTTATTCGGATAATGGATGTAGCAATATTAATAACTATATTTGTAGTGGGATTTGCTATGGGTATGTATGTAACAACTCAAATAGGAGATTGGATTAATAAACAAATAAATAAAAAATAACATGATTAATTCAGGAAGAGAATGGGATTGGATGGATAAAAACAAAACCAATGGCTAAAATAAAACTAACAGATAAAGTAATTGGTGGTATTTATAAATACGACCGAGAAGATAATAATGAAACTGCCTATATAGGTAGTGCTAAATTAACTCCTTCTAGAACTAAAGAAAATATTTTTGAAAAAGCAGATGAATATCACAGAAAAGGAGAAACTTATAATAATAAGTTTAAGTATTCTTTTACTGTATTTAGAACTAATTTAAGAAGACCATTAGGAGAAGTACTAAAAATGAAAGTAATAGTTGAACCTAAAGAAATGACTTTAGAAGAATTATTAACATTAGAAGGTAATTTAATTCAAGAGGGTATAGAAAAAGGACAATGTTATTTAAATCATGACCCTGATCCATTAAAAACATGGAAAAAATATAACACATAACATGGCTAAAATAGAAAAATACGTAAAACAAGTAGACTACTTATGGTATCATGCTGACATTACAGATGAACAACTAACAGAATGGAAAAGATATTTAAATGATGAAATCGAAGAACCAGATTGGGTACATGATTTAGATTTTGATTTAGTTAGAGATAAGTGTGGCAACGATGATTATGAATTAGAATTAATAGAAGAATAATGAAATTAAAACACAATAGACGTAGAGCAATTAATTGTAGTTTGCAAAGAAAAAGTAGATCTAATCCAGGTTATTTTAAGTACAATGTAACTATTAGCGAAAAAGATGGAACAACCCATACAGAACCCTGTTATGGTAAAGACATGCAAGATGCTTTATCTAGATTAATTAACACAGAAAGAACAATTAAGATAGAAAAGAAAATGGAAAGAAATCCACTTATTTTTTTCATTACTTGGTTATTAATTATGGTTGGGCCTGTCATATTGATTGATGCTTATAACACACCATGGTTTATATTATATATGTTTGGTAGTTTTACTGCATTATTTTTAATTATAGGATGGTGGCAAAATTATTTAGAAAAAGGAAAGTAACATGACAAAATTATATTTAGAAGAAGAAATTGAAATAGATAATAAAAAATATTATTGGACACAAACAACAACTTATGGAGACAGTTACGAAATTATTTACACACTTACAAAATAAATGTATTCCAAAAGTAAAATTTTGGGTACAACAATGGGTTAAAGATCATATAGTTGATGAATGTCCTGAAGAGGATTCAGACTTGTTTTGATATGTATTATCATGACAACGGATGAAATACAACAAATAATAGATTATGCTTACCCTAAAATACAAGTATATTATGGTAAGGGAGAATCGTCTATACCCCCTATTGAATTGCATAGAGATATTTATGCTAGATTAAGTGGTGAAGAAGAAATGGAAGGTGAAGCTAGTGAAACTAGTAAAGCAGAATATGATGAAGAAACTAATGTGATTTATGTTTACTACCCTAATGTAGAGAATGAAGAAGATTTATTACGTTCATTAGTACATGAATATACTCACTATAAACAAGATCATAGTTTATTTCAAAAATATAGAGACATGTATGACTATGATGATCCTGAAAATAAAATAGAAGCAGAAGCTAGAAAAGCAGAAGAAGATTGGTATTTATTTTCTCAAAGATAAGAAAAGGCGCTTAAAAGCGCCTTCTCCATCGTAAATAATTAGTAAAAACCACTAAACTAATCAACCATTTCAAAATTATAATCAACACAACCTCCTCTATGTAGTGAAAAGTAAATCTTATCACCTACACTACCACGTCTATTTTTACTAAATTCAATATAACGTTCTGCATCTGCACCCCTACCATCAAATCGTAGTGCTGCCATTGCTGTTGTCATGTGTTTAATTCTATTACTACCCGCAAATTCACCTTGCTTAGTCATTTGTTGAATACAAATGAATGCTGTATTTTTATTTGCTTTATTGTTTGCTTTGTTATTTTTTTCTAACAACTCTAATAACCAAGATTCAACTTTATTTCTAGCCCAACCCATCTGATCTTTTACCATTGAAGTAACTTCAGCCCAACTATCTATTAGTACAATATCATAACCTTGATTTAATACTTGTTCAACTGCTTCTTTAGGACAATCTGAATAATCACTCATAAACATAATAGGCACTTTTCCAAATTTAGGAAATCGTTTTACATAACCATACATGTCAATGTCATTCATTTCACCTGAGATGAATAATACCTTCTTACCTTGTGTTTGCATATTACAAACCCAATCTAATAATACTGTTGATTTTCCTACTCCTGGATCACCAATTACTACTGTGTTAGTACCTGGAAATACTCCTCCTTCAGTACTTAATACTGAATCAACTATTGTTTTTGTTTTTATTGGAATAAACAAGTCGTCATTGAATTTAACGTCTTGCATTTTTACTAATTTCAAATCTAAATTTTTCATATGATTTTATTTTGTGGTTTATTTATTTACTTACTTATTATACATGAATATACGAAAGCTTTTTTGCTTCTCCAAATTATTCTGTATTTATTTTTTACATTTTTTATTATTACCTGGCAATCCTATTACCCATAATAAAGCATAAATAGCCCATCCAAATATAATAAATGTAATTATCCACGCTAGTATATCTTTTAACTTTTCCATATATACCGTAATATACGAAATTTCCTTCAGTTCTCCAAATAAATCTGCATAAACAGTAAGAAAAAGTAATTGCAAAAACATTTGGAGAAGCGAATTTTTCTTCGTATATTGGGGTCAATATAAAAATAAAATATGGCATTTGAAAAATTAAACATAAACTTAAAAGCAACACCTGTATTACAGGAACTTATTCAAGATTTAGAAAACAAATTAGAGTGTACTAAATCAGTACTGTGTGATGTAGGTGAATTTGCTGATCCTTCATTTATAAATAGTTTAGAAAAAGATGTTAAATTATTAGAACAAGTTTTAGCAAGAGTAGTTGCGCAACAAGAGTTAATAGATTTAAGACAATGTCAATTAATAGGATTAAATTAAAAAAATAAAAATTATGGCAATAAAAACAATAGAAGATGGTTGGGATTGTGTTCCTGAATTAAAAGAATGTGTTGGAGAAATAGATAACATCGGTAATACAATTTATGAAATAAAAAATTGTGTTCGAACAATGGAATTGTATGATATAGTTGAAGAATTAAAAAATATGGCTTATACTATAAATGACATACTAGAAAACATAGATGAAGATCAAGAGTTTGAAACAGTAGATGAAATAGAATAGTATGATAAAGAATAAAAAAGATATACCTCCATACCCTATATTAATTGATTTAACAGGACCTGATGGTAATGTTTTTGTATTAATGGGTAAAGCAAAAGGATTTGCTAGAGATTTAGGTTTAGATGGTAATAAAATTATTAACGAAATGATGAGTAGTGATTATGAAAATGCTGTTAAAGTATTTGATAATAACTTTGGTTCATTTGTAACACTTTTAAGATAGGTTATGGAAGATGTATTTTATTATCCTGGTATGCTGTTTCCTATGGGAACTAGAACGTATAGAGAAATGGGTTCTAGAAATAAAAAAACAGGCAAGTTAAATGAATATGATGTTACTATTCACAAAAATAATAAAGGTACTTGTACATGTCCTGCTATGACTTACAGGCCTTATCAAGAATGTAAGCATGTAAAAAACTTAAAAAGAAAATTAAGTATCCAATAAAAAATTTGGAGAAGCAAGAGAGAGTTCGTATATTACGGTATAATAAATAAATAAAAGCATATGGCAAATTTAGAAAATCAAAATGAAGAAGTATTAAGACAGGAAAGAATAAGAAACACTGTTTTAGCCAAAGTAAAAAATCATCAAGCATTAAATGATGATGATATTAAAGTAGTATGTCCTGTAGCATTTAAGGAAACTATGTCTAGTCAAGAAATAGCAAATTTAGGTTTATCAAAACATTATTCCTTTGTTCCTACTAGTAGTGTAATAAATGATTTACGTTCAATGGGTTGGGATGTTGTTGATGCAGTCCAAGTTAAAGCTAGAAAAAAAACAACTAATGGTTATCAAAAACATATGGTTACATTTGAACACTCTGACTATAAAGTTGAAGGTGCAGAAGAGTATCCACAGCTATTATTAACTAATAGTCATGATGGTGGTAATGCATTTACATTATCAGCAGGTATATTTAGATTAGTGTGTAGTAATGGTTTAGTTATTAAAACTGAAGATTATGGTACTAGTAGATTAGTACATAAGGGCTATTCGTTTGAAGCGGTACAAAAGTTAGTAAATGAATTTGTTGAAACAATAGATGAAACGCTTACTAGAATTACAGCAATGAAACAAATTGAACTTGATAAAACACAACAAATTGAATTTGCTAAACAAGCTGCTCTATTACGTTTCACAGCTAAGTCTTACAATGAGGATAACATTAGTAATGTTGTTGATTTAGATGATTTACTTAATGTTGAAAGAAAAGAAGATGCAGGTAATGGTTTGTGGGAAGTATTTAATCGTGTACAGGAAAGTTTAGTTAATGGTAAGTACAATTATGCTAGTAATGGTAAAGTAAATGCTGCTGATGCTAAAACTAGAAAAGCACGTCCAATTAAAAACTTCAAGCAAAGTATTGATGTTAATAAAAAATTAAGTGAGTTAGCATTTGCATACGTTTAATCGCTACTCAACAGATCTGCAAGCCCGTAAGGGCTTGCGGTGACGTTAAATAAAAGACAATTGCAGAAAAATTTGGAGAAGCAAAATATCTTTCGTATATTTAAGGTAAATATAAAAATAAAACCGTATGAATAGACTTGAACAAGAATACTATGCTAATATAAATGGCATAACAAAAGCATTAGATAGAATTGCTAATGCATTAGAGAGTAATAATAAAGTAAATGAAGGTCCTTTTGCAACTGCGAGTGATAGTAAAATTTACTATAAAACTAGAAGGGACATGTATATGGATAATCCATGTACTAAAGAAGAGTATGAAGCTGCTAGTCGTGAGAACATACCTGGGTTTGAAGGTACTTTAGATGCATTAGATGATTTATGTAATGTAAAAAAAGAAAATGAAGAACTAGATACACAACATGATTATTTACATGGGTTAGTACAAGATTTAGATAATGAAGCTTATTTTGAGTTTTGTAATACACATTGTTTACCTGCAAGTGATACAGTAGCAGTTAGTAATTATATTACTGATTTAGATTATGATGAAGTGTTAGGTATAATTAAAGAGTTAGAAGAAGAATATCCTTTTGGTGGATCAGATGACCAAGCATATGAAGATGAACAAGATAGATTATATACTGAGGATATAAAAGCACAAGATGATAAATTAAATGGAAAAGATGGTGTGACATATGATGATGATTATGATCTTCGTGTTACTGCTAAAATGTATATTGCAGAGTTAGAAGCAGGTGATTTTAGAACTAAAAAAGAATGTATATTAGATTATGTTACAAATGAATTTGGTTCACAAGGTGCTAGATATACTGATATAATTAAGTTTGCTTATTACTTAAATCATGCAAATGGTTCTAAATTTGATTCTACTAGAGATAGAGGTTATTATTCATTAGGAATGAGTGGTAGAAATCCTTATTTAGTACATGGTGGTAAAGATCATTTAGTTAAAGGAATTAATAAAGATGGTGATGAAAGATATTTTGCATTAAGTTTTGTTGAATCAGCTACTGATTACTGGAAGTATATAAATAAATAATTTGAAGAAAATCGCGAAAGGATTTGGAGAAGCAAAAGAAAGTTCGTATATTCAAGTATAATATGAAAAAATAAAAGCCATGACTATAGCTGAATTAAGAGAACAACTACAAGAAAGCCTATTAGGTTTAACAGATGGATACCTAATAGATGAACTAGAAGGGTATGAAGATTTTGATAATACAATGTGTCAAATAATAGTAGATGCATTTGATGAATTTGAGTGTGAAAATAAAATAGGTGACTATAAAATAAAAGAATAACATTTGGTTTTGTTTGCAAGCCTAAGCTCTATTGGAATGGAGGATGACTCTCAGTACAATAGGGCTTGTGGTGACGAAAAATATAAACCAAATAAAAGAAAAAATTATGGCAACAAGATCAGTTATAGCAAAATTAGATAATAGTGAGAAAGGTGCAAAAGCAATTTACTGTCACAGTGATGGTTATTTAGATTATGTAGGTAAAATTTTAGATGAACATTATCAAAATGAAAGTAAAGTAGATGAATTACTAGCACATGGAGATTTAAGTTCACTAGATAAAAATATAGGTGAAAAATTAGATTTTAATGATTATAAGTTATTTTATGAAAAAGAACAATGTAGATTTTATCACAGAGATAGAGGTGAAAAATTAAACATTGAAACACTAACTAGTGAAGAAGACATTTTAGATTATGCTAGCAGTTGTTGTGCAGAATATATTTACATGTTTGCTTATGGTTCATGGTATGTTTATAAAGATAATGTTAAACAATTTGTAGAACTAGAAGAAGTATTATATGAAAATGCTTAAAAAATAATTGCAAAATAATTAGGAGAAGCAAGAGAGAGTTCGTATATTCACGGATAATATAAAAAAATAAAAGCGTATGGCAAAGATAAGATTAAATAGAGAAAATGGATTACAATTAGGTGGTAAAACATTTATTTAATTGTTAAAAGCACAACAAATAAAAAGTAAAGTGCTAAAAGAAAAAATAGACTATAACACTAATGTTACATTAGATAAAAAATACGTTCAGTATTCAGGAAGTATAGTTGATAATGGTATAAGAAGATTATCGTAATGTATAGTTTAGATTGTAATTATTTTGATAAAGAATTTCCTAGTATAGATGCTTTGTACAAGTATTGTGTTGAAACAGGAATGGACCCAAATTATGAAATTACCTTTAATGGTAAAAGTACAGGTGAAGAATTGTTTGAAATAATGGTAGGTTAAAGTTTAGTTTTAGAAAAGGCCTGGCGGCCACACATTTAATAATTTAATACGTATATACGAAATGGAATAGTATTTAATAAACATTTAATCAATTGGCCTTATTACACAGTGAATAGTGTATAAGGCTTTTGGTGACGAAAGTAAAAAAAGAATCAATATGGCAGTAAGCAAAGAAATGATTGAACAAAGTAGAGAAAATGTAGCACATACATTGGTAGAATACTTTGAAGCAACCGAACATGAACTAATATGTTTTGAAAATAAATTAGTCACAGAACATGGCGTTGATAGTTGGACGAGTGGTTTTGCAGATGAATTGTTGCCTATGTTTTTAGAAGTTAGAAATGAATTAAATAATAAAGTATGAAATATCTAATAAATGGAATAGTTAGTATAGTTAAATTGGTAATAGTATTGGGTGCATTGTATTATGCAATTGAAAGTGGTTTGGTTGAACGTATAATTAATATGTTCTAAATGGTTGTATTGTAATTGTTGCTAGTAGATTCATTGGAATAATAATATAATTCTGTAAAACACATGCGATGATTTAATGCTTTTTTTATGTGTTTAATTACGTTAGTATTGTGTTTTACTTTGATGTATTGTGTAACACAAACATGTATTTGTAGTATATAGAATAGTATATGTGTATATGTAAATGTATGTATGTTTTGATATACAATTACATAGTATTATATGGTAGTATATGAATAGTTGTATGGTTGTAAGTTGAACAAGACTACACCCCGAACACACACATGCTGAGTAAGCCAAACTTTTTGTATATAGCCTATCAATTACTTACGAACAATCATATTCATAAGTAAATTAAAAACGTCATATGAATAATTTGGCTATGTGAATGTTTGTTTGTAGGACGGCCTCAT